AGTTCTTACAGTACTTATTCTTTGGGTGGGTAGTTGTGGGTATCTACAACTTGTTCTTTAAGAAGGATTAGTACCCCGCCTGTCTTATTAACTCCTGACATTCCCCCACCATTTGTTTGGGGGTGAATCCTTCATGGAATATTTCTTGGTCTTCTATCTTGGCATCCACACATGCCCATGACCCCATGCTTAATGGTTTGTTCGTAAATGACAACTTGGCCTTCTCGAAATAAAGGAGACCTATTTCTTTATCGTCATTAGAGATGGTCACTCTAATCCTGTCATCTATTTCTGTCAGTACATACTTCATGTTGTTAATTATAGTTGGGGAACGTATAAAATAAAGTTATTCACAAATTAAGTTATTCACATGACACTATGTCAGGGAGGAAAATAAATGTCAATTGTTGATAACTTTAGGGGTAAAAATTTGGATTTGTCAAAATGTCAGGGGACTCGTCAGCATGGGGATAATCCCCTGACCCACTTTTGGTTCCCCACCTATGTACTAATTCCCCCCACTTTCTACCACCATTTCCTTTACTACGATATAGTAATGACCACTTTATTCCCCCTGACACTATCAGGAGGACCATTTTTTTACTATGTATAAAATCCAGCTAAAAAAGGAACACTAAGTGTGAAGGGCGGGGAAACGACCATAGGGAGTGTTTCAGAGGGATTTTATCCCCCTCCAACGAGGGAACCGATATACTATTTAGACCCCTCGTTAGGTGGACAATCTATGTCCCTTCGTATAGGAGACAACTCAAGTGGAGGAAAGTGGGACTTATTATTTATATCATCTAAGTAAGGTGAAACCTGTCTATCATGATATGAAACATAAGTCCATTATATGGATTATACTTAATTACATATAGATTTTACCGAAGGTCTTATCTTATATGTAATCTCATATAATCCACTACATCACATCTCACCTGTCTCTTCGTTAGGTGGGGACCCGACTATTAGGTGGGGGAGTTTTAAAGTGGTGGTATTTGACCACTTTAATATCCTAATGTAGATTACCGTCAGATTTAGAGTAAACGGTAAAATCATTTAAATTTACCGTATGTAGATTACCGTAAAGTTTTTGACTTATATTTATTTTATATGAAAGTAACTATCTCAGAATCTAAACTTACTAAAATTATTCACAACTATATTAATATGTCATTTGAGGGATTTGATGAATGTTCTTATGATTGGGCAGATTTTAATTGTGGTATGGGTATTTGTTGTGACCCTTATGCTGTAAGGTTTGTTCTACCTGATAAGGATTGGTGGGGTTATCTATTTAAATTGGTTAATAGTAAGTACTACGATGATGATGGTGATTACCCTGATGAACTTAAAGGTGAATTACCTGAACCTTGTTACAGTTCCCCTGATATAAATAACGAAGAGTTTGATACCGTCATATTATCTGAAGAGATGTACGAAAGACTTGAGAATTTATTTGGAGATATAAATATTTGGAGTAAACCTTTATTGACTATTATAAATGGAGTATTCAATACGAATGCACATACTCTCTTATATCTATAGTTTTAATTATCCCCACCCATTTATAATGCAAACTTTCTATACATGAGAACCGTATCATGTAAAACAATTATACATTACTGTTTAAGACATGTCCTAATTATTACCACATATCCTTTATAGAGATGTAAGTATTATCGTAATGTGGATTACCGTAATGGCCGTTACGATAATGGATAATCAGAGAATGAACGTATGTGTGGTGTGTGAGGGTTTACCCCGAACCTCACCCACAGTAGTGAGTGAACTGAATGTCCATTATCCTCTATCATTTAAAACGTCAATAAAATTATTCATCTCCTCCACATATTTTCTATACTCATCCATATCCCATCCTGAGTTTATCAGTTCTATTCTCTTTGGGTCTTCTAAATACCATTGGGCAAGTTGTATTGACTTAACCATTGTCTCATATACATCCCCGAACTCATGGTTGTCATTATACCATCCTGTTTGAGTATTGTGGTTCTTGAACTCTATGGAAAAGTTTAAATTTGTTCCATCAGTATAATGTTCATGTACGTAATGAATATACACACCGTTCTCTTCTAAGGACTTATAAGTTGATAAGGGTACGTCCGTATCAATCACACGTATATAACATCCACAGTCGTGTGCACAACTATCTAAAAAACAACCATCGTTGTTATTACCATCACATTCCCCCACGTATTTGTATTTCATTATTCTAAAAATAAAACTTATTGATTGAATTATCAATAGGATGTTGGTTGTTATATATTTTATTATTATCATTATTCATATGGAAATTGAAACTAAATTGTTGGATAAATACATGAGGAAGATGTTTCCATTTATCATTAACGTATCGGAGGTTGAATCTGTTAGAGTTCGTAGGTATTCTAAAGATAAAGATTTTAATCTTGAGTTACGTATTTCCATATATGTTTCCCCCTCACATTTCTGTGAACTCATGGATAATAGAGTTGATGTTAAAATGAATAGTTATATGTCGAGGGAAACCTCATCCATGATTAAATCTCTTATTCCTGATGCCGATGAGAGTAGAATTAAATTCTTATTCTTTCCCGACATTGATTCCGTTACCATTTTCAATAACTTAACAATTCCCATAAATTAAATTGTGGTATTAAGATATTTTTGTATCTTTGCTTTATTATGACGAAAGAGGAATTTAAGATAGAGAAACTTGTTGAGATGCGAAATGAGCTTGATGAACGCATTCAGAACTATAGAGACGGTTATTTCTATATCTGTGAAGTTCGTTCCTATGGTCGTAGTTGGAAGGATAAATATACCTTTAATACCCATACTCTTCAGGAGTTGTGTTACCAATATAATGGTGATGATGGGATTGTTGATGTTTATTCTAATAACCCCAACCTTCATAAGATTACTAACTACGGTAATGTTATGTTTGTTCCAACAGTTGAGGACCATAAGAAATGGGTGGAGTATACCTCATTATCTAATAGCATCCCTAAAGCTGAGGAAGAATTGGATGCTTGGGATAACCGTGACAATGTACCTTTTATGTATAGACCTACGTTTGCACCTTTCTATACTCGCAAAGACCTTGAGGATATGAAGTCTCAAGTCAACAATTTTGATATGTCATTTGTTGCACCTGTTCGTGTTAATTACATCGAACCTGACGAGGAAGAATAAATCTGTCGTTGTGTGGCTGGCTTCAAATCCCCCAACCCCCTTTTTTATTTATACGGACTTAAGAACAACCTCCAACATCTGAATCTTTTCTCGGTCAGCCTTGGTCTTTGTTTCTTTATTCTTGAGGAACTGAATGGCGTCCAAAACTTCTTGTCTTTTGTTGTTCGGTGGTGTCATAACATTTTTAGTCTCACCTTTCATCACAACAACCTTATTGTCTTTGGTTATTGTTGTTGTTTGGTCGTATAGGATATCGATAATCATCTGAGCCTTTCTCTCATTTCTAACGATTGCAAGTATGATTATGTGTTTAAGTAGTTTCTTCATACCACAAATATACAAAAAAACCCCCACTTTATGTGAGGGTTTGGTTAATAAAAAGTTTTCACATTCATGTATTTTGATAAATCGTATTTGTCAATTATCTGTTTGAAGATTTGTTGCCTATATCTTACACCTAATATGTTTTTTTTATTAATAAAACTATAACCAAATCCTGAATCACCACTTGTTCCAACAACTCTATAATAGTTTTGGTTATGAAGTCTTGTTGGAGCTAATGTAGCGTTGAATGCGTATCTCAGACCATTCTTGGAACCATATGCGAATTTACCTAATTCTTTTTCATTACGACCAGCCCACCCTATGTCTTTTAGTCCAAGTTCATCAACTAACGCCTTATGTATATATAAATTCATTCTGTCTGTAGACATATAAGCAAGTGGAGTAGTTGTGTCTTCACTGAACTTAATTATGTCGCCATCATAAGCAATTTTAATTATATTTTCAATACCCATTACTTTAACCATTGTTTCAAATTGGTTAGGGTCTTTTATTAATTGTCTGATGTTTTCAATTTTGGATTCTCTATCTTCACTAATAAATTTAAAATTAGTTTCTATTGGTCGTTTCCCGTGTTTCTTCTCCATCAGTTTCCTGTGAAGTTCCCAATCAATAATCGATTCTGTCATTTCTGTATCGTCTTTTGCCATTGCATATAGTTTACTTATTCTTTTCATTGCTTGGTCTGAAACTCTATGGAATCGGTCTATTTCACTCTTAAAGAATTGTATTGGATTATCTCTATATTTTAAAACGTGATTTTGAAATTTTGATTTAATCTTGTTAAGTTTAATCTCTTCTTCATCATCGGCAATACCTGATTGTCCCATCGCTCTAAGAAATTGTGCGAACATATTTTCACTACTACCAACATAATCTTCAAATGTACCCAATTTCATATTGGAAAGATTGACATAAATTATTTTTAAGAACTTTTCCACCTTATCTTTATCAGACATTCCCTCAGTATCCACATCAATAGCGTCAAAGATTTCATTAACGGTATCAAGATTATCGTAAATCCCTTTAATTAATTTTTCAAAGGTAAAGTTTTTAATATCAACCAAAGTTTTAAAGGTTTTATTGTTTTGTAAGAATTCTCTAAATTGAGATTTACTAATACCTTCACTCCTCATGTTGGAAGCAACCTCTGTTGTTCTAACTAAATCCTCAGTTCCATCTGTAAAATACAAATAACGAACAAATTGTTCATCAACCTCAGGGACATGAAACGATGGTAGTTTATCTACCGCAAGATATTCAGCGTCTTTACCAATTAAATCAATTCGTTTGGCTTGTTTATCGTATTTGTGTTTTAATTCATGAGCCAAAGAACCAATACTTTTACTTTTCTCTCTAATGAATTCATCATACAAATCTTGAGGTTCCCATTCAGGTGAAGCATAATAAACAATATTAAATTCAGCACTTGTTGATGGTTGTATTTCTTTCATCATGGTGTCACGGTTAAATCTAAATTGTTGTGACATACCCATTGAAGATATTGTTACGTTTCTATCAGGAGTAACTCTTTTGTGGAAATCATCAACTTCTTCAATTTCAACCTCTAAAGTATATTCATCAATTGTAATCTTCTTCTTGTCACCCAATACCACATCAATATCATCTCTAAATTCATAAGACGATTCTTTATCTGTAATACTTTTTAAGTTATCTGCGAACATATCATATAACTCTTCAGCAGCATCTAAAATTGAATCAGGAACACCTAACGCCTCCTTAATAATCATATGCTGTCCTTTGGTAACAATAATCTTCATACTATTAAATACTTTAATCTTCTAAATCAAGATTGGCTTCGTTTAAAATCTTTCTCATTTCTTCCCTGATTTTCACACACACTTTGTATTCTTCATTAGATGCTTCATAATTTCCGAATAAACTAACATCGTTCCTTTCAACAGAACGTAAAACTTGGTCAAGGTCCCACATGGCGATTTTCCATTTTGACCCATCAAGTGCATTTCTTGCTTCAACAGATTCCTCAATTGAATCAAATTCTAATATTATCTTTCCCATAGATACAAAGTTAAGTATAAATTATATAAAATACAAATAATTTTTAATGTGTCATATAAGGGACAAACTCATATTATTTTGTGTCTTTTATGACACATTATCTTTAAGGTCGAAATTTTCTACCTTAAACATCTTTACTACTACAACGTTCTCTATAATAATCTTTGAGCTCTTCTTCTTTGAAATTTGATATGTAATCATAGATGTCTAACCATTCAACATCATCCACACCAAAGTCTTCATTTTTAACTAACCAACTGAGTTCATCAATAACTCCCTGATAAAACTCTTCTTCATCATCGTAATCACATGGGTACATTGAATTTTCAATCAGACTATCTATTAGTCTGTCGACAATACTCATTTTTCTTTTGAACCTATTTGAAACTTCAATCTTTTTGGATTCATACAAATCGTGATTATTACAATTTTCATAATAAAACTCTTTCAATCCATTAATCATATGTTCCTCAACATATTTAACACCTTCATCATAAGTTAACCAATCTGACACAGGTGTCCCATCTTCATTTTCACCTTCAGAAATTATATCTCTAATTTCGTTATGAACTCCTAACATAAATTCCGTGAAATTATCAAACTCACAAGGGTATTGAAAAGCGAAAGATTGTTTAATTAAACTTTTAAACCAATAATTTCTTCTTTTAAACTTATTGGAATATTCGGTTTCTTCTTTCAATACTCTTCTAATAGATTCCTTTAAAGAATTCTTAATAAGATTATTGTCTTTCAAATATTCAAACATGGATTTGGCCAATTTTTCACCGAACTTAATGTCAGAAGGATAATGAGCCTTTGCCATTAGTCGAGAGTATTCAATGTCTTTAACTATCTTATCAAAATCTTTTTTATAATTCGGATATAAATCATTTAAAACTAAACCTAATAGATTTGATTGTGTTGAATGACCTGATGGGTAAGAATACCCTTTTGTGGATTTTATTGATGGGTCTTTAAAATCATGGTCTAACTTAAATGGTCTTGGTCTTTTAAAATAATCTTTTAATTCTAATATAACGTCAACCGCATCAAGTACTATTTTTCTTAATAGTTTCTTATCATACTTAACTTTTTTACTGTCCAAAAAATGAAAGAAGTTACCAATTAAATCATCTTTTTCTTGAAAAAATTGTTTATCTAAATCAATTGTACTTAAGTATTTTAATTCTTTCTTTGTTTTCTCACTATCATTTTTTGGTGGTAGTTCTTTTTTAAAAGGTGAGACATTAAAATCCTTATATAAATTAGTATCTTTTGATGCCATTATATCGTATGTGTGACAAAATATTCAGTTATTTTACCAAAAGGAGCTTGAAGAATATTTTTAACAGGTCCAAAACATTTTCCACCTTTTGATTTTATGTCGTTACATTTACCCGTCATTTTTGATGCGCCTGGGTCATGTCCCCAACCACCACGTCTATCTAATTGATATGTCTCATCACTTTTCTCGATTGGTACTGTGATTGACAATGTCGAATCTTTCCCATTTTTACCTCCTTCAGTTCTAATACCATCAATATTTGGTTTCATTTTACCTTGAGATAAGAATGGATTGATTTCACATATCAAAACGTTATATAATTGATGTATTGTGTCTCCGCCGTTTGCAGCATGAGCTATACTTAAACCTGATGAAGGTCCTTTATAAGATATTTTAAATTGGTTTGGAGTTTTATTAATACTAATCTTATCACTCCATCCACTTACACCACCTTTAGATTTCCACGCACGACATGATTTCCATGATGAACCAACAACACTTTTTGAACTACTTGATACATCAGTTTTTTGAGTATCAATTTGTTTACCCATATCTGTTTTAAAATTTGTACCTTTAACCATATCAAAAAGACCACTAAGTAGTCCCGTTAATTCTTGTTCCGTAAGTCTCACTATTCTTGCCATACAAATAAATATAATAATATATTAAATAAAAACCCCCACATTTCTGTGAGGGTTAATTTTATTTTAAAACATTCAAACTACCTGATAATACTTTTCGATAGTCAGTCTTTAATGCTTTGAGTTCTACATTCCATGTATAAATTCCGATTGGTACCATTCGATTATTAAACGTTCCATCCCATCCCTCTTCAATATCATGAGATTCCCATATAATTTCACCCCATCTATTAAATAATGTCATCTTGTATCCGTAAATGTCAAACCCTGAAGTTACTATAGGTAACCATGTATTGTTATGTTCATCACCATCAGGAGTAAACGAGTTTGGAATATATAAAATGTCTTGAGGACATTGGATTATGGTTATTACTGTTTCTTGTTGTGGTGATGCACATTCATTAACATAATTCACAACAGATAATGTAAACATTCCAAATTCATTCCAACTTGTATTAAATGTTTCAGTTTGTGTTGTATTGTTTAATAATGTCCATTCGTTATATCCACCAGGAACTGTTGAAACAATACTATATATACTTGGTATTGAATCTCCATCACATAGTTCAAAGAAATCGTTGTATGGAGTTATTTGAGAGATTGTTGGTCTTTCATAAACAATGATGTTTGTTGTTGTATCAAAGATACATCCACTTTGAATATATGTGTATGTAATATTATTGTTTAATGTATCCGCATTGGATGGGTAGAAATCATTTCCTGTAATTCCTGTACCATTAAACACTCCTCCGATTGGTGTTGCGCTTAATGTGGTAAATTCATCGTTGGAACAAAATGGTCCAATAGGTGTTATAACGGGAATTACATTAAAGATTGTAATGTCGAACGATACAGGTACACTTATACATCCATTTGGACTTACGGCAACCATGTCAACCGCATTTGGAATGAACCCTGCAGGAAACCCTGACCAATCAACAACGATTGAATCTGTTCCTTGACCTGAAACAATATTACCAACTGACATCCATTGATATGTGTATCCAATACCTAAATCAGTTGTGGTATATACTATATTTGTTGATTCATAACATACCGTATCTGAAGCGATGATTGGGTTTGCAATTACAGGTAATGGATTAACTAATGTTGCTCCACCTGAAACGGTACATCCTGCGGCATCGACAACGGTGAATGAATATGCTCCCGCACATAAATTATTTATTGTGAACGATGGTAATTGACCATTCCAAGAAATGGTGATAACACCTGTTCCTCCAATTGATATTACATTAATTGCGCCATCACAACTACCTGTACAATTTGGATTGAATGTTGTTACAATTGGTGGTGGTAAATTTGGTGGACCTGGTGCAACAAAAACCGTATCAGGTCCTAAGTTACCCGTATTTAAATTACAGGATGTCCATCCCGCATTACATGTTGGGTATACAAAATGACAAGTATAGTTTGTTCCTCCTGCAGGTGGTGTAACCGTAATGGTTGGTCCCGTTCCTATTGGAGTTGAGTTACCTACCTGATACCAAGTTAACGTTGGAGTAACTACAGGACCGCTTGGTGTCCATCTGTAAGCATCATTGTTTGCCGTCCAAGCAGTTGAGTTTCTACCTGCAACAGCAATACCAATAGTTCCACCTAAATTATGTATCCCTTGTGTTGATGTACCTCCTTGCCATTGTAAACACGCAGGTTTACTTTGAATGTAACTCTCAATATTGTTGGATGATTCGTATATTACAATATGAAAAGTTCCTTGATTACCTGTACAAGAAAACATAGGAACTCCAATCCAACTAACAACAAGTTTTCTACATGGTGCAACTCCTTGAACTTGATATTTGATTTGACCTCCAATACCAGGATGCCAATCTTGCCAAGGTCCCATGATACAATTCTTAGGCACTAACGGATTAGCCGTTGGGATTGGTTGAGATGTAAACGTTACGGGTTGTCCTCCACTGAATGAAATCCAACCATTAGACCCAACATAAAATTGAGTATAGGTTGTACCAAAGAAACAGAAGTTAAACCCAATACTAAATGGTCCTTGTTGGGAATCATCTGTCATAAACAAACTTGTCCCTGTGTTGGTTTGAGCAACGTACGGTATGTTAGTAACACCGTAGTTTGTTGTTTGATTTGGGTTTACACCACCTCCACCACATTGGGATAGGTTAGCGGTTAATGTTGTCGTACCAATACCACATGGAAGTAATTGGTCAGGTCCTAAATCAGGACAATACTGCGTATACCCCATAGACGTTAATAGGGTTAAAAATAAAATAGTTAGTAATCTCATATTGATAATTAGTTTAGTGTCCAATATATTAGACGTTAGTTCAACGTTAAAGTACGATGAATGAATAATAATACTTATATTTTTATTATTCAACTATTTTCAACAATTAATAATTACTATCTTTATAACATATGACAGCTCTTGAAAAACACATTATTAATTTTATTGAGGACAAATTTAGTTTTCCTTATTTATACTACAATAAGGCCGAACAAACGTGGTCAAACGAATTCTTCCTTTACGACATAAAAACAAGTGTGATGTATGTTAGTGACGAAGCCAAATCAATTTTAGGTAAAAAATACGGTGAACCATTTATGACTAACCTTATGTTAAAAGTTGTAAACTATTGGTTCAATAGAACCTATAAGTTAACAGTAAAAGAAATTGGATAATTTAAAAGTATTTATTATAACATGAGTAATACCACCAAAATAGAAAAAGTTATTAGTAAAATTATTGTACCTCAGCATCCTGAGTTGTTAGAATTTGAAGTTAAAGATTTATTTGAAGATATGTATGACTCAGGAACTACATTAGGTCAACAAATGTTGGGTCGTCAATATGTTATAGAGTTTATCACATCGGAATGTTTAGATACAAAGAAACAAATGGAAATCGATACTGAGGTAAAATCATTATTTGTGATGTTATCTCCTGATGTCAACAATCTCCATCAGAAAACACCAAAAATATCATGTTTCTTTGATTGTGAAGATGGTGAAGGATTTGTATTTAACTCAGAATATGGGTACAATCATTAACCCATATTAATTATTGACCATTTACCGTCAAAATCCTCAACCAAACAAGTCGCATTCTCACAGAAATCACCTGAATTCATATAGTCCTCAGTTAATTTTGGTTGGTGGATATGTCCACATACCGCAACATCACAACCTTTACTCTTTGTCAATCCTTTAGCGTTTTCTTCAAAGTCAGATACAAAATTGATTGCTCCCTTAACACTTTGTTTAATATCATTTGCTAATGAATGATAAGGTAAGTTAAACTTTCTCCTGAAAAAATTATATGTGGTATTCAATCTTATTACCAAGTCATAAGATATACCACCAATTATTGCTAACCATCTTACTTTCATAATAACAAAGTCAAGAACGTCTCCGTGAAAACAATAGTACTTTCTACCATCGGCTCCAATGTGAGTATATTTCCTGACAATTTGAATGTTATTCATAAAGAATGGTACAAATGGTTTTAGAAAATCATCGTGATTACCTCTAATGTAAACCACTTTTGTTCCTGTCTCACTTCTCTTCATAAATCTTCGGAATATTTTGGAACATTCTTTTTTCCATTTTCCTCCACTTTTAAGTGCCCATCCATCAATGATGTCACCATTTAAAATTAATGTCTCAGACTGATTATTTTCCAAGAATTTAATAATCTTGTCTGTTTGTGATTGTCGCGCACCAAGATGCAAATCACTCATTATTATTGTTCTCCATGTGTTCATGACCAATAACTCTTACTGTCTTTAAAATATTCTTTATTGTTTTTATTTAGGACCGACCCAATCATTAATTTGGTCATGTACCACAAACCTTTATTATGGAATCTTCTTGGTGGTGTGTATACAAAAGCATTATGTATTTTAAACATATTACTTTTTATTTGTTTAGAGTAAACATAATCTTCAGCAACTTTAGCTTCTTCATCAAACCCACCAATTTCTTTGAATTTTGATGTCTTTGTTAACATGAATCCACCTAAGCAGAATGGCGATATTAACATTGAAAGTTTTTGTAGGATGTCAAAAATCTTATAAACATAATTGTAGTTTCCGTTGTCAGTTCTGAACCTAACACTAACTAAGTCTAAGTTTTCATTTTTTATCTTTGATACAACGTTATTTAACAATTCACTATCCAATAAGAATATGTCAGCATCCATGAATAAAACATATGGTGTTGAAACTAATTTAAAACCGTTATTTCTTGCGGTAGCAGGTAACCCACCTTCCATCAAATTTAAATTGAAGTTATCTGTAATCGAATCGTATTCCAATCTGTCTAATAATGATGGTTTTGTTATTCCATCATTTGATGAATCACACACAACAACTTTAACTCCATAAATATTTGTTTGATGGTTTAATAAATCTAATGTCTTAAATATAATATCTTTCTCGTTCTTACAAGGAATGACAATAGTTAATAAATCACTTAATTTCATATTACTCATTTATAATTAAATACTACCAAGACGTTTTCGTAATTCCGTTGAACTATATTTGTGAGTTCTTTTGTTAAAATGATATTCCATTTCTAAATTGCATCCCGTGAAAACTTTGTTTCGATATTCATCACCTAATATTCGAATACCAATGTTATTATTTTGAAGGATTGTCATTAGTTCTTTTTCAGTTTCATATGGTATAATCTCATCAACATATTTTACTGCAGATAATTGAGTCCATCTCTCATAAAAAGATTGAATTGGTTTATTCTTATCAGGTCTATCCAATGTTGGATTTACTTGTAAAGCAACAATCAGATGGTCGCATGCCGATTTTGCTTCTTTTAACATTAAAACGTGTCCCGCATGTAATAAATCAAACGCACTGGCAGTTATTCCTATTTTCATATTTAAATTTTTTCACCTTTTTTAATAACACCGTCAATTCTATTTTTGTGGTGATAATCTTCACCGATGGTTTCTTTGATACTCTCTTTTATTGTTTGAACTACTTCTCGTCGTCTATGGTGAGGGTCGTTAAGAGTTGCTTTTACTCCATTTTGAATGATATCATCCAATCTCTCATCACCATCCTCCCAATCACCATATTCGGTATGTTTCACACCATTATCAATAACCTCTTCAACATCAAATTGGTCTGACCAATCATATTCTTTAGGTAGAATATCAGAATAAGTGTTTTTAATACCCTTTTGAATGATTTTTTCAACTGATTTGGTTAACTTCATATCATGACAACAGGTCTCTTTGATACCATTTTCGATAACATCTTCAATAACACAAGAACCATCAATTTGTAGAGAGCCGTTGGTTAATTTTACCCCATTTTCAATGGTGTTTTCAATAAAATAATCACGATTATTAGGTGCACCAAGTTTAGTATCTTTTACACCATTCTCTATGGCATCTTCAACCTTTGTACCTAAAAGTTGCGGTTCGTGCCAACTTGTGTACTTCACCCCATTTTGTATTATGTTTTCAACATCTTGCACGGGCATGTTTCCGAATTTGTTGATTTCCTTCACCCCATTTTGAATGGTGTCTTCAACCCTTTCCTGAGAATTAAGACTTTTTGAATCCTCGGTGTGTTTCACCCCATTTTTAATGGTGTCTTCAACATCCTCCGACGACAAATATGGACCACTACTGGTGTGCTTCACCCCATTTATAATGGTATCTTCAACAATGCCACCATATCTCCGGTGTAGGAGGTTGGTGTGTTTCACCTTATTTATAACATTATCCTCAACCCATTTGGTAATGTAGTGTTGATTTTCAACAACATCCATTGAAAGGTACATCATTAAGTCTTTAAAGAAATTATAGTTATACCATAGGGTACCGTCTTTTGTGAGTTCGATTACCCATTTTTTACTTTCCGTAAATATAAGCCATGTGGAGTCTTTGGTTTTATATGTATCGACTCCTTCGACGGCATCATTAATCATTCTATTAACAACCTTCTCCATTTTACAATTATAGAGAATAATATCATAACAAACAATACCTTATTATTTTTTTCCTTTGGGAATGATTCTAAATGCGAGAACTCTCTTACCATTAACGGTTGGCATTCCGTATTCGTCTTTACCAATACTCTTAACGGTTGTTTTTTTGTTTTTAAATCTACCTGTATAGATGGTGTCCCCAATCTTTAATGGGACATATATTCCGTCAATTCTATTATTGTCTTCCATTTATTCTATAGTTTCTTCTTCCATACAGTTGTCGGATTGGTTAAGTAAAACCGTTGGTCTAACCCCAATGAAGTTTTCAATATAGTTGGCAAGTCTATGTTCGGTTTGATTACCATGATAAGTTGGTGTTATGACTAGCACAATATATTCGTCTGTTTTATCTATTGGCATTTTAACTGCCACAACATCACAAATAGGACCTTTAATAAAATTAAAAACAAGTTCTTCCATCATTTGACCTAACTGACCTCTATCAATATTTTCTTTATTGAATTTTTTGGTCATGGTCCTTAATTGTTGTTCAGTTATAATATATTTCATCAATTGTTTTCCCTGTCTTTAATATCAAAATAGAAAACATCAAGGTCTCTACCATTTTCAAGTTGTCGTATCACATCTTGTCTTTTAAATAAAGTGTGAGCCACAATATAATCAATCATTTCATCATCTGTTATTCCCTCAGGTCTAACAGGTTCATCTTTGCAACGGGATTCTCTTTCAACAGAGCCAATTTCATCAATATTTAATCCTGATTCATTAACCAACTCTTCAAATTTTGGAACCATAAATTCATCATACCATTCTTCAATAACATGAAGAGCATACGATTCTTTAACACTGAATATGTTTTTGATTTTATTAACAAAATTGTTAGTCACAATTAAATGTCCCGATTCAAACTTACCGTCTTCAAAGTAATAAATTGCGGTTATTGAATTAACATTATCAATACACCAATCTTCACTAAGATTTCCAAAATTGTTGTTTTTTGTTCTGAAAGTTCTTTTACCCTCCGAAATAAGAAGATTTAAATATTTAACAATCCCATTCTGTAAAGCAAGACTACTTCTATTGAATCGATTGAATTGTTCTTCTGTAATTATTATTCTCATTTTTTCTTGTTAACTTTATTAAAACCTTTTCTAATTTTATTATTAAATTGTCCCGATATTAACATCATAAATTTGTGACTTGGGACTTCAATATTTGGATTATTATCTTCAAAATCACCTTCAATTCTATTTATTAACCATCTTTCATAAACACCAAAATTATCAGGTCTATTACCTGGCCCACCACCTTTTATATCATCATTTAATTCTTTAATATTAGTGTCAAGAATTTGTTCTAACTCACTTAATCTTCTTAATAAGGCCATTTGAGATTCCGATAATATTATTCTCATAACTTATAAATACTTTGGTAGTATAAAGATTTTATGTATCTTTGTAAAATGATACACCCTAAACAAGTTTTGAAATTATTTGATGAGTTGAAGCCATTCCTTTATGGTCAGTCAATCAACGATAAAAATAATTTAATGGACGTAACATTGACATATACCAATCGTGGTCAATATGAGCTTAGGTATTTGATTCATCATCAATATAATAATAACATTATATTATATGAGGCAATTGTTGATTCCACCGAAAACTTAAACGAATGGTACGATTTTTCTCAACATGGTGATGATTTCAGGGTTATCATAGATTTTCATGAGGGTAATAGTAAAACTCATTTCAATTATAATTTCTTTGAGTTGATTTGGGAGATTGAAGAAACCAAGTATTCTCATATTGTTGGTTATGGTAATGACTCTAAACAATTATTGAGTCGAGACAAATCAAGATATAAAAGATACCGTGAATGGAGAGTCGAACATCAGGAAAAGTTATCTCGTTTAATTGAACAAAAAAAACAAGAGTCAAATAAATTCCAAAAAAGTTTTTTGACAAGATTTAAAGAAAAATTATTCCACTAATAAATAAATTATGAATGACAGATTAGAAAAAATATTGTTTATCATGTTTGATGAGTTAATCGAAGGTGTTGACCAATACAACCATCAAGGTAGTTTATGGTTGATATTAACCGATGAAAGAAAATGGATTCTTGAGTTCACGAAAACGAAAACTTTATGGTACAACTATACCATATTCAAAGAAAGGATGAGTTTTGCAGCCATGGATTGTGTTGAAAATAAAGAGTATATAACCAAATGGTTTGAAAGTAGATTTTTGAATAAACCAAAGGCTCAGGACACTTGGTTTAAACGTAGTGATACGTCAAATCAAATTGAAGACACCATTCAAAATGGGGTGAAACACACCAACCAAGGAATTTTAAACATCATGGAGGCTGTTGAAGACACCATTCAAAATGGGGTGAGACACACCAGTAGTGGTCCATATTTGTCGTCGGAGGATGTTGAATACACCATTCAAAATGGGGTGAAACATACCGTTCCAGATGCATCAACAATCGGATATGCGGTTGAAGACGCCATTCAAAATGGGGTAAAACACACTCAACAACAACATAAACGTTCGAAGTTCACGATTGAAGACACCATTCAAAATGGGGTAAAGAAAACCGATTTTAATATGTATCGTGACAACAATGCCGTTGAAGACACCATTCAAAATGGAGTGAAGGACACCCTCCTTTGGTTGAATACCAGAACTACTGTAGTTGAAGGAGCGATTCAAAATGGTGTGAAACAAACAAAACGTAGTTATGAAGGTTCAAGAAAACAGAGAACAAATTACGTCATTGAAAATGGGGTAAGACATACAATGTGGAGTAACGATGATGACGATGTTGAAGATGCCATTGAAAATGGGGTGAAACTCACCTCTTGTGCAAATTCAAACACAGATTCAAAAATTGAAGAAACAATTGAGAATGGTGTGAAACTAACCTTAGGTGAACGGATGAATCGGGATTATTCTGTTAAAGATATCGTTGAAAATGGGGTAAAGGATATTCGAAGTTATTGTGATAGGGATAAAAAAATAATTGAGGGTATCACTAAAAATGGAGTTAAGAACTAATAAATTTTTATTATCTTTGTAAAATGATAGACAATTTAGAAATAATCAAACCACTTTTGAACTTCACTGATGCAGGTGACTTCTACATGCTTTATGTGTTCAAAAGAAAGAAAGACCAACCTGAAGATGAAAAAGACAATCATCAATCTGTAAGGACTATTAAGACCTATTGTATTGAAAGTATTGACCACCTTGAACGTAGATATGATGAGATTAAACAACTTTGTGAGATGTTTAAGGCTCGTGCTTATATCCATGTCCAAAAACAAAATCACTTTGATGTTTCATTAAATATGATGGTTGAGTTGGCACAAAGAATTCAAAGCGGACAACACAATCAAAAAGGTTTATTTGATTCAGTTGTTGGTCAAATAAAAACCACAGAGAAAAGATGGATTGTTGATGTTGACATGAAAGATGAGGACGCATTAATGAAAATTATGAAACTCATTAATAATGGTTGCAAACCGTTGGATGTAGTGAATGAAACTCATTTACATAAGTCTGATGGTTCTGTGGAAGTGACTTATGATTATGACCCAAAAGTAATTGAGGTTATTCCAACTAAAAGTGGATATCATTTAATCACTAAACGATTTGATGTTATGACCTTTAACAAGATTATGTCTTTACAAGGTGATGTACCAGAAATACAAAAGAAGAACCCAACTTTATTATTTTACCCCAACTCTTTAGATTAAGATATGAAAATTAATAGAGAAGAGGTTTATAATAAATGTGTCGGACATTGTGCGTATTGTGGTAATGATATTACAATAAAACAAATGCAAATCGACCATAAAGAACCTTTATTTAGAAATCATACAGATAAACAATTGGAACACTATAAAAGGGAAAGAGGTACCAATGATATGGATAACCTCTTACCTTCTTGTGGAAGATGTAATAAATGGAAGAGTACATTCACTGTTGAGGCATTCAGAAAGATTGTAGGAACGTCTTTAGTTAGGTTAGAACGAGACACACCAAACTATAGGTTGGCTCGAGATTTTGGATTACTAACTGAAAATAATATTGATGTTGTATTTTATTTCGAGAGATAATTAAAAACCCCCACATTTCTGTGAGGGTTTCTTTTCTTATTTAAGTAAGTTGTAATACTCTTTGAAGTGTTTGATTCTATCTACCAATCCAATAGTTCCACCATTCACTCGTTTTGTAACCGCAGTTACCGTAATATCATCCGCTCCTTTATCACAGATTTCCCATAACTTATTTGAGTTAAAGAAAAATGCTGCAGAAGCTAATGGGTATTTTGTTGCAACCAAATCAGGATTAGCAACAGTATCTTCACCAATGAACTTAGCGAAGTTTGTGTAGTTTGCTTTACCTGTCAATTGGATGTAACCTCTACCTCTAAATTTAAAACCTTCTTTAGTTGCTTCATCACCGTTACCCATTCTACCACCATATACTTTGGAAGCGATTTTCTCAGGGTTTCTTGCGTATGACTCAGCAAGATTACCAGGGAAATACTTAGGAAAGATTTTCTTCAATCCATCTGCAGAATAACTTAAGTTTTCTGACACAGCTTTAAATCCACCTGACTCATGACTGCATTGAGCCAAGAAGTGAGCCAATCTTAAATTGTTTGTAATATTGAACTTTGCAGCAGTTTCAGGAATTTGAGCAATAACCAAATCAGGAACATGTCCTTTTAATTTCTCTATGTTTAATGTACCTGTCTTAGGAATTACCACATCTTCTTTAATTGGTTGAACTGAAAACATTTTTTCCCAAGTTATATCACCAACAATACCGTCATCCTTTAAACCATTTTCTTTTTGCCATTTTTTAACCACAATATCGGTTTTGTCTCCAAAGTCACCATCATCTTTTAATCCTAAGAACTTCTGTAGTTTTTTAACATCTTCACCTGTTGAACCTTTTTTTAATAACATAATTTAATTTTTATTTTAATTTATTTAACTATAAATACTCTTTGATTAAGAGATTTTTTTAATTACCTTTGTTATTATGACAGAAGAAGAATTTGACAATTGGAAGGCGGTTGATTACCGAATGAGAGAAGAAGGGATTGGCTATTGTTTTGAACATTACAGTTCATTCAAGGAAATTGAAGATGAAGAATTCCACAAATTGAGATTGGAGTTCTTAGAGAGTATGAAAAAAATACGTGAATACGTTAAAGATAAAGTTGAAAGTTATGAAGAAGAGTATTAATATATTATTGGTTTTAGGTTTAATCTCGTCTTGTACCATCAAACCTGATGTCCTTGAAACCAAAATAAAATTTGTGATTGATTCTGTTGAGTATCATGGAATTGGTCAGGACAATTCATTGCAGACAACTCCTTATTGGAATATACATTTAAAAGAAAAGAATTTGTGGACGAGAGTTATTAAACGTCAGGAGGTTGGAGATACTGTAGAATTTACAATTTATAAATCACAATATTAATCCTGTTCGTAAATTACATTACTGTATTGGGGATTTTCTTTATCAAATTTTTTAACGAGAATTCCCGATAAAGTATTTGCCATGTTTTCTTCAGGACCACCAATGTCCTGTATTTTATCGGTATCTTTAAGTCCCATCTTTTGATGCTGGTATTCATGAACCCATTCGTGTGCAATGGTTCTAAAAATATCAATTAATAATCTTTTGTGTGCTAAAACAAATATCTTGTGACCAGGCATTCTAACACCTGTAGTCATCTTTATATCTCTATTACCTGTGAACGTAATGTAGACATCATCTGTAAGTGGTAATTCAGTCTGCAAGAACTTGACAAACTCTTTCGTAACTTCGATTTGTTCGGGTGTTGAGAATTTATTAATATCTTTGAAACATGCTTTCATTATTAATAAATACAATAAAAAGGGTTAAGTGAAAAAAGTTGAATAAAATGTTTAAAAGAATTTTAACATTTGAGGTATCGAAAGGTTTGACAATTTGAATACTGAAATTTGAGTACGTATCAGTTCAGGTATCAAGTTTCTAGAATGTATGTAGATAACGTATTATCCTTCCTCTTCCAACTTAACCCAATATCTTAAATGGATGTTGTAGCGTTATGCTCATCCAACTCCTCTTGGAGTCTTTCAATTTCTTCTTCGATTTTTAAAACCATTTGGTCTTTTTCCAATACGCTAATTTTTGCGGTTTTGATGATTGGAGTCTCTCCACCCATTCTACTATAACGGTCAGAATATTTACCTTCAACACAATCCAATGATTTTAAATTTGACAATTGAGATTTCAACTCAGACATACGGAAAATCTTACCGTATACAGGTCCATTTGCCAAGTGTAATTTGGTTTTTAATTCAACCAATTCTTCACTCATGGTCAACCAATTTCTCATTGATTCTACAACATCGTAAACTCGTGCTGAACCTTCCTCAACAGAATTATACATTTGAACTTTACTGAACTCTTGGTTCATTTTTGAAGCTAATTTCTTCTTGTACTTTAATGCTTGTTTTACTTTCATAATCTTGTTTCTTGTTTGTATAATATAAATGTTTTATTTTAAAAGTCAAATTTAATCATCTCCAGCATCCCATTCAGTCAATATAAATTCCAATTTAATGAATGTTATTTGATTGTAACGGTTCTTATATACTGCCGCCTTCAAACCACCACTTGATGACCCGTAGGCCTCGTTTAAACCCATTCTACCCGCTTCTTTAATCCCTTCAATAGCAGATTGAATTCTATCTTTAGCCGCCTCGATTAAATCGTACTTTGTTGGGATTCTATATCCTTCATATGTCATCCATCTCCAACCCATATATTCCATCATTAGTTGGCACTTATAGAAGTCGAAGTTTTGGATTACCTCATCAATTAATTCTTGTTCTTTTCTGTTAATGGTTGTCATGTGGGTCTCCTATTTTTTTAACTCTATACTTGTATCCTGAATCAGAGTTGATTTCAAATCGAAGTCTCATCTCATCAGCCTCTTCTTTAGTGTTGAATTCTAACACGTGGTCTTCACTGTCCAAAATAATGACAGGTAATTCTTTTTCTCTGTTGGCGTCTTTCACCATCTTTATAATAATGTAACTCATTTCCCAAATATAAGAAAAGAATCCCCACCTTTCAAGGGTGAGGATTTACTTTTTTACATTGATTTTACGATAACTTCTGTCATTCCGTTCCACTTTTTGATTTGTGATTTTGGAACCCAAAAATCCATTTCCCCAATTTCCTCAACTCGTTTCAAGTAATCGTTACGGAAACGTTCAACCTCAGACTTGTCCTTGATGTACTCCACTTTCATGTGTTTAGAACATGTCTTACCCATTTTAGTCAACATTGAGAACTCATCACTTAAATCACGACCACAACACATACAGATATTTCCACGTTTTACGGTCATCTTACCTGAGAACTTCACCGCTTTAGGACTAACCGCCAACAAACGAGTGATGTCAATCAAGGTTGGGTTAAACTCCAAACCATAGGTCTCTTTCAATTGTTGTCCGATTTTACGAGCCAAGATGATAGATTCACCTTCGGTTGGCCAGTTCATCTGAATGGTTCTTTCATTGTGTTCTTTTTGAAAGATACCAATAACAACTTCCTCTTGTTTTGGTGATAATCTGTTATACTTGCTGATAGTATCTTTCATTTTGATGATGAAAGAGTTTGTACCTTTGTAGTTCTGTACTTTTTCGATGGTGGTGTTTGTAGTTGTCATATGTCTTATCCTTATTTGTTAATACAAAGATACAACAATAATTGACTCCCACAAATCTTTTTTAATACTTTACCCAATTATTTTTATAATTTTTGTTGGTTGCCGCAAAAACCGCATATGAGTTTCTAACAGGTGAACCAGTATTATATCCCCCACAAGCCAACATCCAATCACGAGTCATGTCATATCGAGTTCTCAACATCTTCATACTAATCTTAACATTTAAGTCAATGTTATTACGTAGTTCTTTTTCACCAACTCTTCGTTGAGCGTAACTGTGAGCCCATCTTGTAATGATTTGCATTGGTCCCTGTGCTCCTGCAGAAGATACCTTCCTGTGGTCATATCTCCAATGGAATGGACCCTGATATCGAGTTTCAAGATATGCGACGTTATATGCAATGTATTTGGGTACATTGTACATCTCACTGTACTTTTCAATTGAGGTGTACATCTGTAAACAGAAGGGTGAGTTTGGTTGTCCACCCAACTCTGATAGTTCATATTCGTCTTGACGAATATATTTGTTTGTTAAACTCATGGAGGCTAAAATCACCCCCATGAGACACATGACATAAAAGAACTTCATCCCTTGCTTTAACATCACTTCTCGATTTTAGGAGTTGATGGTGCCGCTGCTTGTCCCCAGATATTCTTAGCGTATAGGTTGAAGATTAAGTATCCGATTGAATCCTGATACACAGTATAAGACCCGTCGGTTTGTCTGATGATTAATAGGTTGTTGTTCTCATCAACCGCCAATTTGATTTCCGATTTCTTAACCGAAGTAAATTGTGGTTCTTTGTGGTAACTCTTCTTGATGAAGTCGTAGTAATATCCAATTGATGTTCCAGCTACAAAGCTGATTAAGATTACTGTGTACAACGAAATTTGTTTTAACACTTGTTTGATTTTTTCTTTGATGTTTTCCATAGTTTTTAGTTTTAAATGGTTTGACTTATATTTTAAAGGTACAAAAAACCCCTTGTATTATCAAGGGGTATCGATTGTTTTTTAATTTTGGGTGAAGGACTTGTCAGCCCAAGTCTTCGCTCCCATTCGTCCCCAAAGATTCATGTCACACATGTCAGGGAATGAACTTCTCATATCACCAACGGTCAACACATCCAAGAAACTTTTATCGATTCCGTGCCACTTATTTCCTTTAGTAGTGAAAACATTGTGCCAGTATTCAACTCCGTTATCGTAAGAAACCTTAACTTGGATGTTTACCAAAGTGTTTTTCTTGTATCCTGCGATGACAGAATGAGCAGTACCTTTCTTGTCGTGGATACTAAGAAAACCTGCTCGGCATTTTCCTGCGATACGGAATTCATATTCTTTATTAAGGTCTTTGATGTGGTTGGAAACCATCACAGAGATAGTTTTACCCTTGATTTGAGTATCGAATGAGCCGTAGAATACGTCTCCTGACATTGTTCCTTCGGTTACTTTGATGATGCTGTTGGTGTTGGTGGTTGTGTTTGTCATAGTTATATCGTTTTGTGAATACAAAGATACAACAATAATTGACTTCTACAAATCTTTTTTACAATTTTCTTCTTCAGGAGTGCATTTTTTTTCTGCCCCACATATTGGACATTCATGCGGTTCCTTCGATTTGAGGTATTTCATTCTAACAAGTTTACCCAATTCAAAATCATTTGGGGTATCTGAAATTTCTTTTTCTGTGATGATTATATATGTTGACATAATTGATATTGTTTACATTATAAATATAATAGTTCATTTTTAGAAAATAAATCTATTTATAGTTATGGGATTAGATAATGATAAATTAAAACGTCTTGAAGATAAATTAAAATATTTATATAAGATGGAACTTCAACAAAAAAGGTTTGTTGTTAGTGCTATAGACATTGATTTTGAATCAGACCAACTTGAAAATGGTGAGTGGATTCTTGATAGGGCTGTTATTCAAGTGGATTTTGAATACGATGGAGCACTTGATGGTGATGAAGTATATTACTTTACCCGTGACTTAAAAATTATGTCAACCGCCTTTACTTCCGCAATTTCACAATATACCCCAACCCAAGAAGGTAAAATTGTCAGTGGTACTTCAGATAGTCTTGTTTCAGACCCAATGGTTATCAGAGTCGATTACAAATATGAGGACACCCACAATTTTACATTAGCAACTTATATTACATTCCCAAGATAATGAACGATAAATTAAAAAGATTGGCCAAGAACATATCTGAGTTGTTACCAGATACTTCGAAAAGTCCTCAACAGATATTTGATTTATTTGCTGGACGTATATATGATTCCCAAGATGATTATTTTAGAGCTCTTGGTGGTGATGCAATAGTCAAAATAGTTCTATACATCTATTCTCTTAAAGAGACAGGTGATTTTAAAATGGGTGACAATATGATAAATAAATTGTCATTCATATCTGTATTCTACACCAGTGGGAATTACGCAGATGAGGAATGTTCTGAATGTGATAGTTCGGGCACGGTACGTTGCGATAATTGCGATTATGAGGGTAGGGTAAAATGTGTCCAATGTGGTGGTGATGGTGAGGATTCATCGGGTGAAACATGTGATGACTGTCAAGGTGGTGGTGACGTATATTGTGACCAATGTGGTGGTGATGGTGACATCAGCTGTGATACTTGTGATGGCACAGGTGAAATTGAAACTAATAATTTAGAGTATATGTACAGTTACATTTGTACTTGGGACAGTAACGTAGAGAATCAGTGTTATTTAAATGAAAGAACAGGTGAACCAGCCATGTCAGAATATGACTTTGACCGTTTAAGTGATAAATTTATTACTTTATTTTATACTGAAGAAAATGCCGAATTAAGAAATTTTGTTGAGATAAATCAAGTCTATTGTGTTTCTTATTGGGATGAACCAAAATTATTAATAGGTTCTGGTAAATTTTTACAAATAAAATGGGACGATTTAGGAGAATTTGATTATTATAGAAATTAATTATGAACATTACATCTTACCTTAAATTGTTATCTAAAATTGATTATCCAAATCAAACAGAGAGTTTAGCCAGTATATCTAAAGCGGTAGATTATACCCCATACCTATTTAATGAAAATTTATTAGAGACTCTTGGTGTAGAAGGTGTTACCGACTTTGTTGGAAAGACCTTCTCAAAAATGGGCGCCATGTCCAAACCTGGATTTAAAGTTGATTTAGATGATTTTGGAGAAGATGGTTCTTACATTTACCTGATTATTGATTCATACGAAATAATTCAAAATAACGAAGACGGTTACTTTCCATTTGAAGTTTGGATAAATTATAGTTGGGGTAATAATCAACTTATTCATGATGGTACTGCGTTAACTTTAGATGAAATATATGACGAAGTTGGATTGGGTGAAGTTGGTGATTATGATGAACTTTTAGATGATATTAGGGATAATGTGTCGTACAAAGTATATACCCAAACAGGATTTCATATACACTTTGACGGTCAAATATAAAAAAAGAGAGACCGAAGCCTCTCTTTTTGGGACCGACAGGATGTGTCAGACTTCCACCACCTTGTTTTTCTAAACAAGGAAACTATACCTCAATACTTAGGTCTTCTCGTTTAACCACAAAGTTTACAAGTTTTTCAACTTCTTCACTCGTCATCCACCCAATTACATCATCGGTTGCTTCAGGATAAAAAAATCGAGTAATGAAATCTCTCGATTGAACATCAAAAATTGCAACCTCAAAGGTATCCACAAAATCACCATACAATCCAGTATCTCCACCTACAATAGAAAACTCAACCTTGTGGTTACCAAATCGAGCTTGTTTACCACCTCTACCCGTAAACTTAGTCGTAGGGTGTGGTTTCGCCCATTTCTTTACGTCATCAATTGTTATCATTTTGTCTCTAATGCCTCCATTTTAGATTTGGCAACCAAATGCTCTGCCAATGTATAAGCGTCCACGTTAGTCATGATAATTGAACTCACCAAGTGTTTGTGAGGGATATGAACAAGGAAATCCACACCGTTGAAGAATGTCAAATCATTCTTTAACTCAATACAACCTTGTACCATCTTCAAGAACAACTTGAATTGGGTATTGTTAACGAATGTCTCATTCAATAATACTCCGAATGTCTCGTGTTGAATCTTGATGTTATGTGATGCCATGTTCATATCCTTTAATTTAGATTACAAAGATAGTGTTTAATTCCGAACTAACAAATTAATTATTGAATTTATCCAAACTTTTTTCAACTGTACTTACAAAAGTATTTACCAAATTGTCAACATTTTTGAACTCACTCTCACCTCGTTTTTCAAGGTATTTTAAATTTGAATGAAGTTCATCAAGGTTGATGTTTTTCATCGCATCAATTAGAGATTCGACTTTACTCTTCGCTCGTTTAATCGCCTCTCTATCCACATGGTAAGCTCGAAACCTTAACATCAACTCAGCCAATTTCTCATGTTTCCAACCTTTTTCAACTAAACGTGATTCATTCGTTTCGTTATCGTTTTGACTGTAGATACTGATTTCACCAGAAAGAGAATGTCCCGAATTGTTATAAAAAGCAATCTTTTGAAAGTTTTTTGTTTTGGACTCAGTCTTATCAATCAGATATACTAAACATCCGTTTTTACAGTATCTTTGGAAAGTATCAGGATTACTTTTAGAAGCAGTACACCAAGTAGTACCTGCCCCATACTTTAGAGACCCCCTGTGAGTTTTAGGTGAAACCATAATCAATTCATCGTCCTCATAAAGTACATTGGCATGTTCTTCCCTTACAAATGTCTTATCATCTTTCATAATTTGAGCATTATCATTCATTTCAACCAACTTCGGATAAGAATTAAATTCTTGTGAGTAGATGTCTTTAGTTACATGATATGGTAATAATCCATCAAATCTTTTAACCTCATTAAAGAGTTGAGTGATACTATGATTCATACCGTATCCATTACGTGATATCCAACTTTTTAACATATACTCCAGATATTTGTGAGTACCTGTGAAATCAAATTCAACCATCTTGATGAATGTAACATTAGTTACTTTAGGAAATTTTGCTCTTAGTTCTACTACTTTTGACATAATTTTTATTTTAATGTTCTACTTATTTCTTTTTGAATATCTTTCTCCTTCATGGTCTGTCTCTTGTCGTGTAGTTTTTTACCACGAGCGAGTACGATGTCAACCTTGAGGGTGTGTTTTACTTGGTAAATTTTGTAAGGGATAATACTTAAACCTTTGTCTAAACTCTTTTGAAGTTTAATCAACTCACGTTTTCTAAGTAATAACTTACGGTCTCTTTTGATGTTATCAGTACCGATGCCTGAGATGGATACGTTTTTCATGAATAACTCTCCATCTTGGAACATACAATAAGAATCAACAAAAGATAACTTACCATCACGAATGAATTTAACCTCAACACCAGTCAAGACAATACCCGCTTGATACGTGTCCAAGAACTCGTATTCGTGCTTTGCTCTCCTGTTTACTATGTTGACTCCCTCTTTCATGGGAACAAAGATAATACAAATTATGATATAAACAAAAATCCCCCACATTTCTGTGAGGGTCTCATAAATATTTTGGATGGTTATTTACCTAACGATTTATCATCAACCATTTTCTTTTCAATTGCACCTAACTTATCGTAAGCCGATTTATAATCTAACGGTTGATTCTTTTTCATAATAGACAATTCAATCGAACTCATATCAGTTAATTTTTTTGGTGCGGTAGGTGTTTCTGTCGTTGCTGGTGTTGTTGTTGCCGCTACTGAGGTAGTTCCCGCTGTTTGAGATTTAATCGCTCTTGATGCCAAGTTCTTAGCGTTTGCGGGATAATTCTTACTTATGTTATAAACTTTATTAGTTGTTGAGTTTTTACCATACCAAGTTCCATTTTGGTTAGCATATACAAATTTAGTATCACCAGGATATGTATAGTCAAAAGTTAAACCATTAATAATGTTTTGGTCAATTACTGATGTCTGTGTTTTAGTTTGAACAGTTTTTACAGGTTCTTTAGCTGCAGGTTTATTGTAAGCAGCATCTTTAACTGTAACCATTTTATTTCCCTCTAATTTCCAAGAACCTTTAATTGTTGGTTCTCCTGTAGTTACACCTTTAGGATATTGATACCATCTGTTTTGAGTGTAAATTATTGTTGAATTTGGATTGTAGTCATACTTCAATGCGGATTTACCTGAATATGTAGTTCTTTCCAGTCTATAACTATTACTTACTTTTGGGTATAGTTGGTCAATCCAATTATCATCATTTGGAGCCAATTCAGGTGCCTGAGCCAATTGTTGTTGGTTTACACGGTCCATATTAATATCGGCACTACCTTGTTCGTTCAAAGTTTTTGACTTGTCATAAGTGACAAGTTCTTTCATTCTATTAATTTCTTCTTGAAGAATAAATTTTTTTTTGTTCATGATTTTTTATTTATAAATATCCAATAAAACAAAAACCCCCACATTTCTGTTAGGGATTATTATTACCAACTTTTACAAGCCCAATAACGGGGTTTCCATCTTGGTCCTGGTGTATCACAATTCATTCTTGCTCTAAAGTTCTTTCTACGTTCAGGATTATTTTTTTTAATTACCATCCTTTTCCCATGTGCAGATTTTCCACCAAAACCAAAGTTTACCTTAACAACCTTTCCCTTATCATTTTTAACATATACCTTGAATTTCTTAACGTCACCTTGCATTCTTTTTCCCAATTGAACTTTTCTACCTTGATATTCTGCTTCGGTTATTAAATCACCAATAATAAAATTGGTTTCTTCTACTGAGCCAAATTCATCTTCATATAAAGATTCATTTTTAGGTTTAATACCCCTCTTCTTCATATTAATAGCAATTGCCGCTTGTTGCGCAGGACTTGAAGCTTCATTTGTTTCTTCAGATTCATTCTTAACACAATTTGGATATTTTTTTCCAAACATTGTTTTCATCCCTTTCTGCTTATAACCACTCCAACATTTTTCCGTTAGTTGTTCTTTTGAATCATTTTCAAATATGGTTTTAAATTGTTGTTCAGTTATTATTATTTTCATACTAATAAATATATCGTAAAACAAAAAACCCCAACAATTTCTTGTCGGGGTTCTTGGCTTCAGGTTGAGAATACACCTTCTTACGAGAGACTTTACAGGAGATTATTGTTTACTCCGATTTCCACTTCCTTTTGAGAAGTACCTCTCAGTCACGGTCAATTAGATTAACCAATCCTTGAGTCGTAATCTACTCTGTTTTTACTCGTTGCTCTTCAAGGTTGCCACCCTGATTATGTCTTGCGGACTTAGAGAACTTTCACAACAATCGTATTAGGCTTGGGACCTTTTACGGCCATGAACATCTCATGACTATGTAGTGACCTGTCAATCACGACTGGCGAACGCTTTTCCTTGTATCTTTTAGTTGTTAAACCTTAATTAACAAAGTTTGCGGTTGTGGATGATGAAAGTAGCGGTTCGCCGACCAAGCCATGTTATCTTTTGAACAACACGATACTTAACTACTCTCTGAAATGTCCCCATCTCCATACTTCAAGTTTGTTTCATCTTAAATCTCTTGGTAGAGATTTTAAGAAGGAATCACCAGCACCACCTGTATGACCTCTTACCTTTCGGTTTTAAACCCACTCTTGTAATGAATCACGCAATAGTATGGTAGGATAACCATATGTCTTACAATAATTCTACGAGTTATTCTTATTGATGTTCCCACCTCAACCAAACGACCCACATCGCTTGGTCATCAAACCAGTTTCCCTACAGTGTCACCCTCGGTACTCAAGGTCTAACGATATCTCGCTTGTCTACTCGAGCTCCCTTTCGGAAGCCGCAAACCACTTAACCAAATGATTCACTTTATACCACTTTCATGGTTTATTTTATGGACTATAGACCGCCCAATATCTTTATCAGATTAAATGTCTCATAATCAACCCGAAGGTCTTATAATCAACTACTGAACGGATAATATCTTTAATTCAAAGAACGTTTTCTTAATTGTTTTACAAAGATAAGTATACTTTTTTGATTTTCCAAATCTTTTGTAAACTTTTTTTTTGTTTAGTTGCGGGGGAAGGATTCGAACCTCCGACCTACGGGTTATGAGCCCGTCAAGCTACCACTGCTCTACCCCACGATATATTTTATGTTAAAAAACTTTAATATTAATGTCTCACAAAGATAAAACTATTTTTTCAAATAACCAAATGTTTGTGAGACATTTTTTTGAGACTCTCATCTCAATTGTTTCACAAAGATAAACAAAATTCTCATTCTGTCAAATTTTTTATGAAACTTTTTTGGGGATGTCCGTCATTTCTGACTGAAACAATAAATATACCCAACAATTTCAAAAGTACTACTTTTTTATAGATAAGTCAAATTTTTCCTATAAAAAAGTTAAAATTAACATATCTTCCAACATTCTTTGTATTTATTGATATGAAAGTTAAAATCAACGACAACATCTTTAAAGTTAAAACACTGATAGATAGCAAATCTAAATCTATTGGAATGATGGGTAAGAAATTTGATAAAACTTTTAACGGATTGTTATTCTTAACAGGTGGTGACAAGCAATCTTTTTGGATGAAGAATTGTATCATACCGTTAGACATCATCATTATTAAAAATAATGTGATTGTTAATATACACCACAATTGCCCTCCATGTCGTGGAAATGAATGTCCAAGTTACGGTGGAAACGGAAATATTGTATTAGAAGTTAAGGGTGGAACTTGTGAATATTTGGATATTGAAGCTGGAGATACCGTTGATTACTTACTTTGATTCGGCAATCTTTTCTTTAAGTTTCTTTTCAAACTCAGTCGCAATCATCTTTGTAAACTTAACTGAAGGTGAATCATCTTTTTCAGAATCATATTTATATTGTCCTTGAGGTGGTCTTTTACCTCTTCCCAAATAATTTAAACCTGAAATGTTTGTGATACATTTGTGTCCACCTGAATTTGATTGAATTAAATCCCAAGCGTTAATTCCTATTTTATCTAACATAGCTCTATGTTCTTCAGTCAAATCTTTGAATGGTGTTTCCATCATTTCATGAATATGGTCTAAAGCCTTTTCACCACCGTCAATTGTGGTAAACTTATCACCATATAAAGCTTCAAAATCTTTAAATGTAAATCCAATACTTTCAGGACCTACAGAAGTTTCACTAACCCACTTAATAGTTGATAAAGGAATTGTTCTTTGTTTTAGTTGGTCTTCCCATTTACCTACAACTTCTTGAGCAATCTCGCCTAAGTTAACACCTTTTAACTCTCTTTCTTTTTTGAATGGATTACAAGACGCTTGAACTAATCCCATTGGCCACGCCATAATTAAAAAGTCAGCATCAGGATTATTTCTGAATGGAGTATATCTATCATAAGAGCCAGGTTTAAACATACTACCACCACCATATTGGAAAATAATACTATCACTAACTCTTGGATAACCTTTCATTTTTGTTTTATAATCTTCAGCGTTTTTTTGTAGTTCTTCTGGTTTTGCAGCATTTGTTCTCTTCATCCATTCTTTAATGTTTGTTAAAATAGACATTAAAGATGGTTCAGAATCCATAACTAATGATTCTAAAAACCCTGGTTTGTTTTTAAACGCCAATAATAACTTATTAATAACCAAACCTAATAACATTTTGTTTTTTTGAAGTGGTTTCTCTTTATCTAATCGGTAGATATAGTTTACAACCTCATCAGGTGTAATATCATGTTTAGCATAATCTGCAGAGTCAACCGTATTAATTAATAAAATATCTGAAGATGGAAACAAATCTTTTGGTGATACCACTTGAGATATTGTTTCTACATTTGAACGAGCTCCTCTAAATTGTTTTGAAGTTCCCTTTTCAACACCAACTTGTTTGTCGTGGTGGTCCGTATGAATTACGAACATTGGCTTACCGTGAGCAAAGTCTACAAGAACTGGCATCACATCTCCCTGAGCATCATTCTTTTTAACTGCAAATTCTTTGTCACCGTATTGGATTATGTGAGCACCCACTACATCAATACCATTGTCTTCAAGGTATCTTTTCATTGCGATTGCAGTCGTCACGCCATCCAAATCTTGGTGGAAGTATATCTCTGCTTTAGAATATCTTTTCTTTAACTCAGAAATATCTCTTATTCCTGTTTCTTTAATTAGTTTTCTCATTAATCCCAAGATGCTGTCACTTTAATACCATTATTACCCAATTCAACACCAAACATAACTCCCATATCACCTTTTTTAATTTTAGCTAATTCACCTTTTGGTACAAAAGTTAACTCACCATCTTCATTAGTAATTTCAATAAAATCTTTAGATTTAAATTGTTTACCCGTAGGATTTGATACACCTCCAACTTTAACTCCACGAGAATTTACAATCTCCCAAACGTACTCAGGATTTTGCATCCATTTATATTCTGTTGGAAATTCAGACCTATGTGCAAAGTTTTTCTTTGCAATATCACTAAGAGAACCTTTCATTGATGGAGTCATACTTTCTTCTTCTTGAATCACTCTTTTAACTATTCGAGCTAAATCAGATTCAGTTAATCTTATAATTTTTTGTCCCATGTTAGAATTTTAAAGTTAATAAGTATTTTAATTGATTAATATCACCTAACATCTCATCTCTAAGGTTAAGTAAATCAGTATCATATCTTGGGTCTAATTGGTCTGTCATTGAAACTAAAAATTCAGTGATTCCGTCCATAAAGTCTTGTACACTTAATGACTTAATGTCTTGAAACATAATGGAAAACTCACCATCAAAGTCAGGTCTACCGTATTTACCCATCATAGCCTCAGTAAATTTATCTATAAGTTCACCTAAACTATCATATATCCCACCATAGGCTCTGTGTTTAGCGTCACCAAATGTTTGCCAATGCAAAAATCTAAATTGATTTTGTATTTGGACTAGTTTTAAAATTAATTCTTCTTTCATATATTATGTATTATAGTGCCGCCATGGCAATGTTTTTTAATTGTCCTCCAAATATATCTGACATAAACCCTTGAATTGGGTCAGAACCTGAAGATGATGTTGAACTTGATGGAGGTGTTTGCGATGTATTTTGTGTATTTTGATTTGTGTTAGCACTTCCAAAGTCAGCTTCAGCATTTCTTTTACCTTCCTGAGTTTGTGAATATTGTTCCATTTTTTTAGTTAAATTTCCTTCACCCATTTTTTTTGCCAATTCATCAGGTCCAACAAAATTGGCAACACCAATAAAATCTAAAAATCCTAACCAAAACTTTGTTCGTCTCATTAAAACTCTCATTTCTCTATTACCAAATAATCTTGGCGCACCACCTAAAAATATTTTAGCCATAGGACCTTTTTTAGTTAAACCTGTGAATATTTTTTCATTTTTTAACATTTTTTGTAAAGCAGCAATATTTTCTGCAGGTTTGGCCGCATTTCCAATATATTTTGAAAGGTTTCCAGCGGCTTTTTGAAATTTAGCACTTTTAGCTCCAGCGTTTTCTAATAATTTCAAATAATCTAATATAGTATTTCTTAAACCTTTGAGTGGTCCTCCAGGAAGTTTTTCAACATATGATGCAACTTTTGGTGACCATGATTTTGCACTCTGTAAAAATTTACCAACAACACCAGGTTCTTTTGCTAATTTTGCTAAACTAGCACTTGCTTCAGCAGTTTTACCTACCTTAGCTAAATCCATAGCAATTTTTAATTCTTTAGTTGCCGTACCCCCTATTTTTAATGCTCCGACTACAGGTTTTGAAATAATGTCACCAACATATGGTACAGCGGAAATAATACTAAGTATTCCAAATAAAGTATCTCCTTGTGAAAAATAAGATATTCCATTAATTATATCGATTGTTGGTGTGGGGTCAAAAATACCTGCAATATCACCAACAGTGTTATACCATTCAGACTCATTAATATCCTGATTCTCCTTTAATACCTGTTCTTTAGTTATTAAAGCCAATTGTCGTTCTGTGATTATAATATTAGACATTCAATTTTTATTAATAAATATCCATAAAACAAAAAAAAGGGTTATTAAACCCTTTTATTTAAATTCCATTTCAATTTGTTTATTCTTATCTATAAAATGTTGGACTCTTTCTTGAGCAACTTTATTATAATTTTCACTTAATTCTATTCCAATCCATCTTCTACCACTAATCTCTGCAGCAACCATACTTGTTCCACTACCACAGAATGGGTCAAGGACAACATCATTCTTATATGTAAGAATCTTAATAGCTTTCATTGGAATATCCATTGAGAAAGTTGCTTTAGTTTGTTGTCTTGTATCGGCAAAATATTCCCACTGACCATAAACCAAAGACATAAATTCTTTTTTGTCCTCATCTTGATAAACGGCTTTAGTTTTTACGGTACCATCTTCTTGTTCTAAGTCAACCATCTCAGATTTCCATTGTGGTTCACCTTTAATTTTTTTGATACGGTCTTTCTTGTAAGCCAAGATAACACATTCCTTTGGGTTGTATATGTAAGGACTTGATGGACTCATCCATGAACCCCAAGCTGTGGTCTTACTTCTGTGTGGTGAATTCTCATCAAGGTCAACAAGACCATAAAACTTAAACCCGACCTCTTTCATGATGGTCCAAAACTCTGACATGAACAATACTCGTCCACCTCTGTCCTGTACGTTTACTTCGTAAGGAATGTTTACCGCAATCCTTCCATCATCTTTTAATGTGTTGTAGGCTTCGGTTAACCATTGTCGTGAAAACTCCCAATAGTCCTCCATACTCATTCTGTCGTCATGACTATCGTAGTCAATTCCAACATTATATGGTGGTGATGTCACAACCAAATCAACACAACCCTCAGGTAATGTTTTCATTACCTCAATACAATCACCTTGTAATATTTTTCCCGTTTCTATCATATCTTATTTTTCTTTAAATTTTCTATTCTCCTTTGAAGATACCATAGAGCCTTATTAAGGTCTTGTAATTCTTTATCTGTTTCTTTTTTTCCCGCCCTTGAAATATACTTAACGGTATTTCCAAGATGGAAATTTAACTCCCATGCTTCAATCACTTTAATTGCTTCATATGGATTATCTTCCCCTCCGTAATGTTGGGGGTGATTAACTTGTTCACTCATTTTCTTTTTCTATATAAAAACCAATTTTTGGTTGTTGATGGATAATCTCTTTCAACTTTTCATTTTCTTGATTAAGTGGTTTAATTGCCATTAAATACATCATCATTGCACCTACCCACATTCCAACACAACCTGCAATTATTAATTCAACTATTGTACTTTTCATTTTATTTCCCATTTAAATTAAACTTTATTTCCTCAGGTTTTGTATTCGCCTTGGACTCCATCATCTCAGATGTTAATTCATATTCTTCATCATTTTGATACTCATTGAGTAATTCTTCATTTGAAAGTGTGCCAAACTTTTCATTTAAATCACTAGTATTATAATCACTCATATTATTTTTCATGGTCATAAGTTCTTCCGCAAATTTTAAACTATCCAAAATTACTTTTGTAACTCTATATGGGTCAGCGTTTGAACCTGGTCTTCTATCTTCCAAATATCCTGTCCAAGATGATGCCGTAGATATAGGAACTCTAATTGACGCTCCTCTGTCAGCAATACCCCAAGAGAATTTATCCATTGATTGTGTTTCGTTTTTACCAGTCAATCTGTATTCATTACCAGAACCATAATTTTTAATATGAACATCATGTCTTGATTCAAATGCATTGAAAATAGATTTGAAGTACTCTTCACCACCTTCAGTTCTCATTCTTTCATTGGAGAAGTTGCAGTGCATTCCTGAACCATTCCAATCGCCATGTCTTATTGGTTTTGGATTCAAATCAATATTTAAATTATAATACTCAGCAACTTTGTATAACAAATAACGAGACATCCACAAATCATCAGATGCTTTAATCGCTCCTTTAGAGAATAGTTGGTATTCCCATTGACCTAACAAAACTTCAGCATTTACACCAGTAATGTCTAATCCAGCATTTAAACATAGTTGTAAGTGCATGTCAACAAATTCTCTTTCTGACACATTTTTTGTACCTACACCACAATAATATTCTCCTTGATGTTTAGGAAATCCTTTTTCAGGAAATCCAGCGATATTACCGTCTTTGGTTTTTAGAACATATTCTTGTTCAAATCCAAACCATATAGAATCATCATCTAAACCTATTTCAGCTCTTAAATTAGATTTGTGTTCATTCCCAGTCATTGGGTCCATTACCTCGCACAAAACATAGTTAGTTGCATATTGACTAATATCAAATGACGGATAAAGTCTTACAGGTCGGAGAATACAATCTGAAAAATTACCTTCAGCTTGTTTAGTAGATGAACCATCAAACGACCATAATGGTAAGTCATCCAATCCAAATTCCATTGGTAAATCAAGGATTTTAATTTTACTTCTTAAATTTGGTTCGGGACTGTATCCATCTAACCAAATATATTCTAATTTAGTTTTCATTTTATTATAATTGTTGTTTTATTTACACGGTTTTAATTACATAATAATCTTTTGCATATTTAGATTCTTCGATTACATTTTCATCAATAAGATTATTTAATATAACTCTTGTATCATCTTCGGAAACTCTGAGAATATATTTTGAAATATAATCTATGTGAATCGGTTGTCTTAATTTAGACAATAATGTTTTAGTTGTTTTACTATCCATCTATTTAATTATTAATTCTAAAATTTCTTTATCCGTCTTACCTTCCTCGTGAAGTTTAAATATATCACGACTTTTTTGGTCCATAAAAAAAAGAGAATCACTTTTACCGTAATACTCTTTCAGTCTATTATTCTCAAGTGCCGACAAGCTTCTGTCGTAATTAATAAGTCGTTTATTGAATCCCACGACACAAATATAGGTAAATTATATTTTAGAGTCAAAGTTTTTTACCTTAACCATGTTAACTATTTGAAAAATATATGCGGTCACTTTTCTTTTCATGATTGGTACCATGGCTTGTTCCATTGGAAAATCTTGATTACTGGACATTTCAAACACTGGTAGTCCTTTATAATTAGTGGTTTTGTTGAACTTGGAGTAATTTTCAATAATTGAAACTAATGTTGTGTTTTCAGGATGACTCTCATATATCTTAGTTATATATGTCTGAGTTAAACCTTTCCCTCCTCGTTTCCTTTTTATTTCATATTCCCAAACATAGATTTTATTCTCAGTCTTTCTATAATAAAAAACATACCCAGAACCTGATGCCAAATTTTCTTTATTTCTTTTAATTGAAATATCAACACTATCAAAAACAATATTCCAAATAGATTTTGCAACATTGAATGTGTCAAATAATTTATCGTTTGAATATCTGATTGTTTTATTTAATTCACCCTCTTCTTCTTTTGATAATTCTCTTGGTTTCTTTGGATATAAATCTTTTAACATGATTTCATCATCACACGAATTAAATTTCTTATCTGTTAAAAGAAGGGTATTTTCTTTGGATAGGGATTGAAGGTTTGCCAAATGTAATGATAACTCAACAAAATCAGGATAAATCTCAAACTTATCCAACCTTTGTTCGCACTTTTGAATGTAATCCAACAAAGTATATTTGTTGTATTCAAAATCCAAAGGTTCTTTTAACATCCACTCAGGATTTAGCTTGAATGCTAATTTCTTTCTTCTCCCCATATAATAATTATAACCAAATAAAATTCTTAATCAATCCTCATTACGTAATAGGTCTCACCTTTAACGTTAATTTCATCGGCACTTCCATCATAACCATTTAATGTGGTACCATATCCATCTTCGTCAACAACCGCCCTAATGAATGCATCTTTGTCTATATACTCATTCATTTCTAATCCCCACTCATTCATAAAACCTTCTACGTCATTTTTTACGTCTTCAACTCTATTTTCAATTATCTCTTCAAGTAGTTCATTAGGGAAATCACCTTCAGGGTCATCTTTAATATCTTCAATCTCTGTGTCCATCTCAGTAATCTCATCATTCAACTCATCAATCCTTTCTTCAATATCCTCATCATCCTCACCATCCATACTACCTTCCAATTTGGTTATTAACTCTCTATATTTTTCTATTTTATCTTGTAAGATTAAAATCTTTTCTTCTTGTTTTT